ACGAGTAAAATTATAGTTCTACAACCTGCAAATGGGGAAGAAGGACTTAATTTAGCTAGTTCAGCTTTGCAGGAAGGAGTAGATATCGTAGTAATAGATAGTTTTGCTGGTTTGGTTCCTGCAGCAGTTCAAGATGAAGAGTTTGGATATAATCCAATGGCTTGGCAAGCAAGGTTTCTAAACTCAGCTTTACCTAAACTATTAACACATTTAAAACATGGGTCAGCTTTAGTAGCAATAAACCAATTGAGAAGTAATGTAGGAAGAGTAACCTATAATAATATGCCCGGTGGGATAGGACAGCAGTTCTATTCTCATTTACAATTAGAAGTCAGAAGATCAGCTTGGATAGAAGAAGGCAAAGATAAAATAGGATTTGAAATGGAGATAAGATTAAAGAAAACTAAGCAGGGTGGAGACGATTGGGATTCAATTGTCTTACCTTATAAAGTGGGTGGAGGAATTGATTTAATAGAAGTTACTATTAACGAAGCTTTAGAAAAAGGTCTAATAAAACAATCAGGGGCTTGGTACTCTTATAACGATCAGAGAATTCAAGGTAAAAATAGAGTAAGGCAATACTTTGTAGATAATCCAAATATGTACGAACAATTAACTAAAGAAGTAAGTAGTGACATATTACCATAAAGATTATACTCCACAAGAGAAAACCTTTGCTAAATGTATACAAGAATTTGGACTTCGCTACGAGACTCAATACTCTTTTCCACCCTATACAGTTGATTTTTATATACCTGAAGTTAGATTAGTAATCGAGGCAGATGGAATGTTTGGACATTTAAAGAAAGCAGATGCTAAAAGAGATGCTAATCTACTAGAAGATTATAGTAATGATATACGAAAGGTGTTTCATATATCAGAAACGAGCAAAAAGAAAATAATACCTTTAATAGAACAAGTTTTAAATGAAATTGAGGAGGAAGATAGTGGCAGGAATTAGACAAATAGGAGCTACAAGAAGAAGGACATCTAATCAAGATAGATGGCTTTTAAAATCAATGGATAATTTATTATCCTCAGATAAGGTTTTTGGTAAAAAGGGAGTATTTTACCCTTCTATAATATCTAATCCATGTGATAGATATGTATTTTTATCTTATAATGGGTTATTACCAGCTCAATCAATAGCAGGAAATCTGCAGAGAATATTTGATAATGGGAATTATTTAGAATATAGAATAAATAAATACTTTGAAAAGTTAGGAATAGTAAAAAGAAGGGAAGTCCCACTCAAATTAGAAACTCCAAACATATCAGGAAGACTAGACTTTATTATAACCCATCCTGAATATCATGAAGTTATATTAGAATTAAAATCTATTAATACTAGAAACTTTGATTTGTTAAAACTAGCCCCAAAAGAAGATCATATGATTCAAATACAAATATATTTAAATTTAGCAGCTTATGATCACGGAATTGTTTTATATGAGAATAAAAATGATCAAAGATTAAAGGCTTTTCAGGTTGAAAAAGATGTTAAAATGTGGGATAATATATTAGAAAGATTATTTAAAATAATGGGCATGACAAGAATACCTGAAAAATGTACAGGGGAATCTTATTGTCAATGCAAATTAGTAAAATAAGGAGAAGTAAATGTCACCTGTAAAAACTTTAGGGAAAATATCTAGATATGTAGATGGATTACCCATACCAAGATTATCTTTTGAAGAAGTTTTTAAATTAGAAGAGGGAGAAGAAAGACCTAAACTTCAAGTAGCTAAATTAGTACAACTTAGTG